TCACGACTTGGGAAACACGACACAGATGTCGTACGTTCGAGGGGGGAGGGGGGGTATGACGAGCCGCCGCCTAGTGTGAGTGGGTGTCTACCACATTCTAATTTTTCCCCAAAAAAATACGAAAATATCGGCAGGAAGATCCATAACATGCTATCCTTGCTTAGTAAGGTACAATTAAGTGAGGAAGAATGGGACACAAGTTACGAATTACACGTGAAAAACCGCAAGTCAAAGAATCCACTGTCAGATCGGCGTGTGAGGTTTTGATGACAGATCCTTTAGACGAGGATACAGGGGTACCTAGCACGTGGGGTACTATGGTTGAGAGTTGTGTATTAAAAGGGAAGTTTAGCTTTAAAGGTGAATTTAGCACGGAGTGGCACTCAAAATGACTTGGTTACTAATTATGGTGGTATTACAGATTTCACCTACTGACACTTTTGTTAAGCATTCAGAGGTAATAGACACGTTTTATAATGATAGGGAGTGTATTAAGGCTATGCAAGATATATTTGCAAAGGCTGAAGCTGAAGGCAATAAGGTGCCGAAAATGGTCAATTTTGGCTGTGTACCGCTAAAAGGACGGGGAATTTAATGGCAAAAGGTCCAGATCAAAAGAGGGTGATGCACCGAAACAGTCTAGCTAACATTACGCCTGGTAAGCCAAAGAAGGTAGATGTTAAGCTACAAGCCGCATTTCAGCAGGACGTATTTGCCTTATGGAGCAGGTTGGTAGATGAGGAGTCTGGCAGAACCATGGGACAGGCGATGTTAGAGGCTGAAGCAATTAAGAATCCAGGCAAGATAATCAAGTTAGTAGCGGATATGATGCCTAAGATGGCTGATCCTGAAGTTAAGAAGAACAATGAAGTCGCTAACTTTGCAGATGCTCTGATTAAGCTGAATAAGGCACAAGGTAACGCTAGAGTGACTAAAGCAGATGCAGAAGTAGTAGATATTGAGGTATTTGAAACAACGGGTAAACTACCCGTAAAACTAGAGGATGTGAAATGATAGGGTCGATAATTGGCAATGCATTAGGTCTTGGAATCAAGATCATGGACAAAATTGAGAAAAATTCGGACAAGGCTAGTTTTGAGGAATTTAAGGCTAGGAAGAAGGAAATGGACCAAACCTTGGTTGATGGCGATGTTGATGGTATTGACTCAATGTTCGAGTATTTGGCTGAACGCTCACGCGGTGGCAGTACAGGGAGAAAAGGATAATGAAAAATTTAATCCTTGCCTTTTCCTTACTGACGGTGTTTGGGTGTGCCAGTAGTAACGCATACGAGAAGGCTACAATCAGGATAGGCGGTGCCGCCCAGATGACTAAGCTGCCGAATGGTAATTACGAAGTAACACCAAGGTGGCTTAAGGATAGGTTTAATGCGGAAAATTCCATGGTCAAGCAGCTAGAAGATTGTAGGGAATGACCAAAACCAAATCTGTTACTTTGGACATCGACACGGCTGAGATAGCCAATAGAGTTATCTCCAGTGGCGAGTATTGGATACCACGTTCCAAGTCCGTTCCGTTTTTTACATTTGGCAGGTCGGCTTATTTAGACGGTAAGACTCCGGCCTATACGGGGGAATCAAAGAAGAACAACGACTTATTATCTTACTTGTTTACCAACCTGTATATAGAGGTGACAGCATATTTAGCTGCTGAGTTAAAGGAACCTGTATATCTATCAGAAGATTTAGCTATTCCAGGATTTCATATATTCAGGTCGGACCCTGCGTTCTTAGAAATGAGTGGCGAATGGCACACAGACTATCCACATATTACGCTTGGCCTTGGTGCTACAGATGCTAGTACCTTTACGGTGCCTATCATGTTACCATCTTGTGGTGCCGGTTTAGACTGGTTTGAGGGTGACAAAAAGAACTATATGCCGTATGAAGAAGGTGTCATGGTCTGGCACACAGGACTAGAAGAACATAGAATTGCAAGATTATTTGAGTATGTCCCAGGGGAGTTTCGCATTACAATGCAAGGACATCTAATTAGAAGAAATGGGGACATGGAGGTATTTTTTTGAAAGTAGCCGTTATAGGGTTTAGTGCTAGTAGTTATGATGATGCCCCATGGGATGATCCTACGTGGGAAAAGTGGGGAATGCCGTGGGACGGAAGTGGTTGGGAGAGGTATACCAGGCTGTTTGAAATGCATGATCCTATCTTATGGGACTTAAAGACAGCCGAACATTTTATAGAATTTTGGGATGGTGAGAAGTTTCACCGACAGTCCCATAGGCCGGATAACTACTATGAGAAGTGTCTAGTAGGTGCTGCTAATTCTGAAAATCATAGGTTGTACGTGCAGCAGGGGACACTAGAAAAACATGCGGAAAATAATGTTGGACTTATTACATACCCTTTTGATCGGGTTATACCTGTCTGTGGAGAGTACTTCCAATCTTCTATTGCCTACGTCTTGGCACTCGCAATTACGGAAATGGTTACTCACCAAGATGTGAAGAAGGTCAATATGACACTTGCCGACTGTGAAATAGGATTATACGGCATAGATGTATCGCCAGATGAGGAATGGGCGTATCAGAGGGCGTGTATCGAATATTTAGCAGGATTAGCAATAGGACACGGGATAAAGGTTACGATACCGGAATCTTCTTCTTTACTGAAGTTTCACGACCAGTTTATTAAGTATGGGGCGTGTAATGTGGAACATACAGGTCGGTACGGAAACATCGTACAGCCGCAGCTATTCCAGCGATGGACTAAGAATGAGAAGTATACATTGAAGCAACTATCTGAAATGGACCTGCCGGACGAGGTTATGAAGAAAGTTAAACGGGCTATGCTTGCTGGTAGCGAAATTAAGAATCTGACTATATGACTCCAGAAATAATGAAGCGGTTGGAGATATGGCACGATTCTCCTGGTAAGTTTGTTCAACAAGCTTTAGGTGCTACCCCAGAAAAGTGGCAGTTAAAGACAATGCTTGATGTGCGTAATAATGACCGGACAGCGGTAAAGTCTGGACACGGCGTTGGTAAATCAGCTTTATTAGCATGGATCATATTATGGTGGCTCTTGACAAGATTTCCGGCAAAGGTGGCGTGTACCGCCCCTACAAGTCATCAATTGGACGATGTGCTGTGGGGAGAGATATCAAAGTGGTACCGGAAGCTTCCAGAGGGGCTGAAGTCTTTAATAACCGTAACATCAGACAAGGTATTTCTAAATGCTGCTCCGAACGAGAGTTTTGCAGTTGCTCGTACTGCTAGAAAGGAAAAGCCAGAAGCGTTTCAAGGGTTTCATTCGGAAAATATGCTATTCATTGTGGATGAAGCTTCCGGCGTTGACCCGATCATCTTTGAGGTTGGAGAGGGTAGCATGTCTACTGAAGGAGCGAAGACATTACTCACCGGTAACCCCACAAGGACGAGTGGTTACTTTTACGATGCCTTCAACGGCATGCGTAAGTGGTGGGTTACTAGGACCGTTAAATGTTCTGACTCGTCCCAAGCCACAGAAAAGTACATCCAACAAATGGCCGATAAATGGGGTACGGATTCCAATGTGTACAACGTGCGGGTGTTGGGTGAATTCCCCAAAGACGATGACGATGCAGTAATTTCTAGGAGTCTGATTGAGGATAGTGTTGGTCGTGACATTGTTGTCCCGTTAGAGGACAGGGTTGTTTGGGGGTTAGACGTAGCACGTTTCGGATCAGATCAGACGGCACTATGTAAGAGAAAAGGTCGTAAGATTACGGCTAAAATGGAAACCTGGCGCGGCAAAGATACAATGCAAGTCGCTGGAATTATAAAGGCCAAATATGACGCAGTTATTGACTTCCCAGGAGAAAGACCTAGTGAAATCATGGTTGACAGTATCGGAATCGGAGCAGGCGTTGTTGATAGACTACGTGAAATGGGCCTTCCCGCTAGAGGAGTCAATGTGGCTGAGTCAGCTTCTGTTGACATCCTCTATTCAAGACTTAGAGATGAGTTGTGGTTTAAAGCCAGGGAGTTCTTTGATGGCAAGGATGTCGCAATGTGGAGAGACGACAGAACCGGAGACGGAGACTTAGATCTGATAGCGGAACTAGCTTCTGCTAAATACGCCTATACCTCCCTAGGGAAGTTGAAGGTTGAAAGTAAGGATGAAATGAAAAAGCGTGGTTTAAGGTCACCAGATTTAGCCGATGCATTTTGTTTAACGCTTGCCTACAACACTATTGGCACTAAAGACGGTTGGGGCGGTAAATTGAATTATCCAGATCTAGGACTCGCATAAATGCCTTATTCTGACCCACAACAGCAGCGAGAGGCACAAGCCGCTTGGTATAAGAAGAACATAGAACTAACACATAGTCGCACAAAAAAATGGCGTGAAGAAAACCCTGAACAGGTCAGGCAATATCGGAATAAGGCCAACGAGTATGGCAAAAACCAGCGGAGGGAACTGATTCTATACAAGGGTGGCAAGTGTGAGCATTGCGGTTTTGAGGATGATGGTACACTTGGGTTCTTATTGGATTTTCACCATATTGACCCAGAGAAGAAGAAATTTGGTATTAGTGCTGGAAACCTACGTAAGAAAATGAGTAAATTAATAAAAGAGGCAGACAAGTGCGAATTGTTATGTGTCATGTGTCACCGCATGGAACACCACAAGCGTACAACAGACCTGTTAAAATAAGGAGGAATACCATGGTAGATTTACCGACTAGACAAGATATTTACGGAGCCGATATGCGTAAGATGGATCGTATAGGCGCACGTGTGGATAAGACTCTTGAGAGGATTGCAAAGCTTGAGCAGCGGTTTGAGTTGTTGACTGCTAATAATGCTGGATTCCTGACACAAACTACGGACAAGAAAAAAAATGGCAAAAGCAAAAAGTAAAAAAATGCAAGAGGACGAATTGGTCAGCATTATTGACCAAGAAATTCGTAACTCATTAGGTAGAGACGATGGGGACTTAGCCCGACAACGCCAAAATTCCATGGAAGCTTACTACGGTATGGCACTAGGCAATGAGGTTGCCGGACGTAGCCAGATCGTTACTAGGGATGTATTGGAAGTTGTTGAGTGGGCTATGCCTGAGTTGCTAGACGTATTTACGTCTGATGACGTTATTGCGCATTTTGCTCCTAACGCCGAACAAGATGAAGAGGAAGCTAAACAAGCTACTGACTATGTAAACCATGTTTTCTTTAATCAGAACGAAGGTTTTCAGATACTGCACGATATGTTCAAAGATGCACTAATGCAGAAGCATGGTGTAACTAAATCATATTGGGATGATACTCCGGTAACTAAGCGGGAGGAATATAGTGGACTTGATGATTTTCAATTTCAGAAGTTGGTGTCAGATGAAGATGTGGAAGTATTGGCACATTCCGCGTCTCCTATTGAGGATCAAGAAATCACACAAGCATTAGGCTTACCTCCAGGGGAAGTCCTGATGTTACATGAAGTGGAAGTTGAGCGAACTAAGGATGACGGGCGTGTCGTAGTTGAAGTTGTACCGCCTGAAGAAATTCTTATTTCCCGTAGAGCTAAATCTTTTGATGATGCCAGGATGATTACGCATCGTATTGCCAAGACCATTTCTGAAGTTAAGGTCATGTTTCCTGAATTTGATGAGGATGAACTTAAATACCTCAATGGCGATGATGAAGCGGAATTTGATGAAGAGTACCAGGCTAGACATGAATTTGACAGTGCTGACTTTGGCTCATCACAATTTTCAGAGGATGATTCCTCACGCAAGATTTGGCTTACAGAGAACTATATAAAAGTTGACTGGGATAATGATGGTTACACAGAACTACGAAAAGTAACAAAAGCGGGTACACAGATACTGGAGAACATTGAAGTTGATGACCATCCTTTTGCTGGCATTACCCCAATTCCCATTCCTCATAAACTATTTGGTATGTCCTTAGCGGATATTACCATGGACTTGCAGGTGACCAAATCTGCAATTCTTAGAAACCTATTAGACAACATATACAATTTAAACCATGGCCGATTTGAAGCATTAGACGGACAGGTCAACATGGATGATCTACTAACATCACGCCCAGGTGGTGTAGTTCGTGTTAAAACTGCTGGTGCCTTGAAACGACTAGATACACCTCCCATACCAAACGGGGGTTTTGAGATGGTCCAGTATATGGATAAACTGCGGGACGGCAGGACAGGCGTTTCTAAGTTTAGAACTGGACTAGACACAGATTTTCTGAACAATGCAAAAGCAGGTCCAGTAGATAATCAGATGGAAGCTGCTAATGCAAGGTTACGTCTATACGCACGTATTTTTAAAGAAACGGGTGTACGCAAGACATTTGACAAGATTTATAAGCTATGTGTCCGGCACCAACAAAGAGAACAAGTTTTAAAGTTACGCGGGGAGTGGACTTCCATTGATCCTTCTGCTTGGGGTGGGGAGTGTAATGTAACTGTAAAGACTGGCTTGGGACATGGTGACAGGGCTAAAAAAGTACAAGAAATGAATATGGTTGGTCAGCAATACGCACAGCTAAGACAAGACCCAGAGTTAAGAACTATGGTGAGTCGGGATAATATCTACGCTGCGTTTTCTGAAGGCTTGAGGGCGATGGATTATAAGAATGTCGGAGACTTTATCACAGATCCGAAAACTCTACCGCCTTATAAGCCTCAACCAGATCCTGCGGTCCAGGCAGAACAAGCTAAGAATCAAGTGGAGATGAAGAAACTTGAAATCGAAACTCAGAAGATGCAGATGGAAATGCAGAAGGCGCAGCAGTCTCAAGGTATGGAACAACAGAAGGCACAGCTTGAGGTGCAGAAGGCACAGCTTGAAATGCAGAAGGTCCAGCTTGATGCACATAAAGAGCAACAGAAGATTGAAATCGAAATGGCTAAGTTGCAGGTCCAATTGCAGGGTGAGCAAGAACAGAACGCTATTGAACAGCAAAAGAGCCACGTTGAAGTTATGAAAGTGCAAGCTGACATGGCTAAGATGGAAGCGGAAATTATGGTTAAGGAAGCTGAGATGATGATGAAGTATGAGGAACTAGCTCTTGAACGAGAACAAAACAGGAATGTCACTATAGGTACTGATTAATGGGTTTATTAAACAAAGCGAAATCGTACACTAGGAGGAACATAGAGGGCAAAAAGGAAGTTGTTGAACCGTATGCCGTCAATGTTTCACCAAATTTAAAACCACCTAAGTCACAAAATTTTGGATTAGGTGGTGTTGGAAAACCCAGACAACGTATGCATGAACGTGACCAATTTAGGCCAGAATCTGGGAAATGGGCTAAACCTGAAAATGACATGTCCACAATGGGTTTCCATGAGGATATGAAAACTTTTAGGCCACAATCGTTGCTTGAGGGCGGGTTAGATGATGCTGCTCAGTATCTCAGGGATATGGAATTTCAGCAAAAATTGCAAGAGATGTTGGAGTTTATATACAAAGTACCTAAAGGTTTGTTGTCAATGCCGATGATGGTACCCAGACATGTACTACAAGGGGAGGGTTTATTGCGTGGGTCAAACAGGGAGAATGGATCGTAATAACAGTTCAACATGTTGCAAGAATGACAGTGTATCTGGCAAAAATATGGCTGAACAAGTTTCTATTAAAATTCGTAAG